CAAGGAATTTATGTTATCTTATAGACAACATCCTGACTCTTTTATCATTATGGATAATGGGTTATTCGAAAATGTAAAACACACCCAAGAAGATTTAATTGAAAAAATAGATCTATTCGAACCTGATATTTTTATTTCCCCTGATGAATGGAATAATTCATGGAGAACTTCCAAGAATGCTAAATATTGGATGAATACCATTAAACCTCAATTACCCGAAAGAACTAATTTAATGGTTGTAATACAGGGTGAAACATTAGGAGATATTATTTCATTATATTCTGATTGTTATGATATGGGTTATAGACATTTTGCCTTTAATCATTCATTAAAACTATATAGTGAGATGTTCCCACATAAAAATAAATTATTTTCCCAAATGATGGGACGTATTTTATTAATAAATGTCCTCCACACAAGAAGTATGTTAGATACTAATTCATATCATCACCTGTTAGGAGCATCAGATATAAACGAATTTAAGTTCTATAAAGGATATGATTTTATTAAGTCAGCAGACACAAGTGCACCTATAATAAACGCGTTTAAAAACGTTTTATTTGATATGGGTGTTGAATACACTAAACCATCCGAAAAGATAGAAGAATTTATTAACACGCCGATATCATCTGATATCATTAACAATATTAATCACAATATAAAACAATTAAGATCATGTCTATTGTAACAAAACACACTCAAGATTTAAGAACATATATGTCATTATTTGACTTCCTAGGAAAACCAGCTGGTGGTAAAATTGGAAAAGAAGTATTTGACTATTCAAGAAAATTAAGAATACCTCTTAAATATAGAGAAATTACAAATCCCAAGTACACTGGAAATGTATGTCTTTATCCTTTAGGATTTTTAACATTATATTTCAATAGTGAGAATAATTTAGATATAGTAACAGAACCTGAAGTAAGACTTGATTTACCATTTTAAAAATAAAATATGAAAAAACATGTAGTAATCTCCCTAAGTGGAGGAATGGATAGCAGCACTTTATTGCTTCGTTGCTTAAAAGAATACGATACTTGTACTGCTATCTCTTTTGACTATGGACAAAAACACAGAGTAGAACTAGAAAGAGCTCAATCATTAGTAAATTACTTAAATGATGGGTATAATTTAGATTCCATTAATAAGAGTAATTATAGCTTTAATTACAACCCAATCAATTATCGTCAAATCCAATTAAATGGATTAGTTGATTTATTAGATTCAGCTTTAGTAACAGGAGGTGAAGAAGTACCAGAAGGTCATTATGCCGAAGATAATATGAAAGCAACAGTTGTTCCTAATAGAAATAAAATTTTTGCTTCTATTACTCAAGCAGTAGCTTTATCGGTTGCTAATCGTACAGGAGAGACTTGTGATATTGCTTTAGGTATTCATGCAGGTGACCATTCAATTTATCCTGACTGTAGACAAGAATTTAGAGATGCAGATGATACAGCTTTTAGATTAGGAAATTGGGAAGCAGAAAGAGTAGGTTATTTTACTCCATACTTAGAAGGTAATAAATTTACGATTTTACAAGACGGAGAAGTACTATGTAAAGAGTTAGGATTAAATTTTAACGAAGTATATAAACGTACTAATACTAGTTATAAACCATATCCAAGTGGAAATTCAGATTATAAAAGCGCTTCCTCAGTAGAAAGAGTAGAAGCATTTATTAAATTAGGATGTCCTGATCCTGTAACCTATGAAGATGAAGATGGTATAGCTTCTTGGGATAAGGTAGTAGCTCACGTAAATAATATTTTAAATCAACATAATAAATAAAATGAAACAACTATTAGTCATATCAACTACGTGGTGTGCTCCATGTAAAGCTATTAAGCCAATTATGCAAGAATTATCTCAAACGTATAATATTTCAATGGTGGATGCTGAAGCAAATCCTGAAATATCATCCCAATACTCTGTTATGGGAGTTCCTACTATAATTTTACTTGAAAATGGAGTAGAGAAAAACAGATTTTCAGGATTTAGAACAAAAGAACAAATTATTAACTTTTATAACAATTAAAAAATGGCAGAATACTCAAAACAATGGTGCGAAATTAATGATCCGGATGATTTATCATATGATTTCGATATCTTAGAAGAAGCAAAACAATTAAAACCAGAACATTATGTATCTTTAATTTGTGAAGGATTTGGTTTTACAGCAATCGGAAAAGACAAAGACGGTAATATTTTATTAGGCGTTCCAACAAACGAATCACTTAATGAAGTAATTTGGAAATCTTATAATGAAGTAATAAAATGAACCACCCCAACCCAAAACAACACCAAACCATAAGCTTTATTAAATCCGGAGTAAGAATACTGGGATATGTAGGTTTAATGATAAATCCACCTCTTGCTATTGCCTTGTTGGTAGTATCAGAAATTATAGGTATATTAGAAGAATTAGTTTAAACAATAAATATGGCAAGATATATTTCAACAAAAACATTTGATAACTATTCAGTAGCTATTCGTCAATGGAGAGCACAACATTCACATTGTCAATTACTTCATGGATATGGTATTTATTTCAAAGTATGGTTTGCATCTAATGAACCTGATATTGATAACCAATTGGACGACATGAATTGGATTGTTGACTTTGGTGGTTTTAAAGAAGCCCCTAGAGGAAATGGACTTAAAGCATGGATGGATCATATGTGGGATCATACATTATTAATTGAAAAGGATGATCCATACTTAGATTTCTTTAAATCAGCAGAAATGGAAGGCTTATGTCATTTAAGAATAATGGATAAAATGGGATGTGAGTCATTAGCTAAAATGGTATTTGATAAGTTTAACGATGTATTATCAAAAACGGATGCTGGAAGATGTAAAGTAATTAAAGTAGAGTGTTTTGAACACGGAAAAAATAGTTCAATTTATCAAGAAAATTAAAATAATGACAATAGCAAAACAATTAGGGATTAAAAAATTCCCATTTAAAATCCTACAAGAAGGTCGAGTAATATACTGGGAAAGTGGAGTTGGAGACTGGATTATTCAAGAATATAATGATCAAGGTAAACCTACATACTTTAAAAATAATCATGGATATGAAACACATAGAACCTACGATCAAAGAGGCAGAATGACAAGTTTCAAAGACAATAACGGAATTAATACACATTTAACTTATACAAATTATATGAATACTCAAGAAAAACAACAACCCGAAAAAACAATGTTTTCTTTATATGAATATCTAGGTAGAGCAGCAGGATCAGAATTAGGCAAGCAAGTAATACAAAAGGCTATTCAACAACAAGTTAAAGTTACATCACACCAAGTTAGTAATCCTAAATATGAAGGTCGTATTTTAAGATATCCAATCTCATTTTTAAAAGAATACTTTAACAGCAAATAATATGAAAGAAGATAAATTATTAATATCAAGCGATTTTTACTCAGTTCAAGGAGAAGGCATAAGCACAGGTATCCCATCTTACTTTGTTCGTTTAGGACTTTGTAATTTACAATGTGGTATGTCACCTAAACACTTAGCTCAAATTAAAAAAGAGCAAACATTAGTGGATGGAGAAATCATAGTAGGTGATCTTGAAAAAGAAGGTAAAGCAACATGGACTTGTGATAGTATTTCTCAATGGGCTTGGAGAGGAGAAAACAAACCATTTCAATACTTAATAGACCAATGGAAATTACAAGGAATATATGATGGTGTTAGAAAAGGAAATGTACGAGTTATTTGGACAGGTGGTGAGCCAACAATGTTAAAACATCAAGAAGCAATTGTTAACTTTCAGGAGTATTGGGATCAAATAGATCCTGTAAAGCCTGGAGTATATGGTAAAACACCATACTATGAGATAGAGACTAATGGTACTGTAGTAATTGGAGATGAATTATTTGAATTATTAGATCAAATTAACTGCTCACCAAAACTAACTAACTCAGGACAACCTGAAAAGAAACGAATAGTTCCAAATGCTATTAAGCGTATAATGGAACATGATAATTATCAGTTTAAGTTTGTAGTTAGTACAGAAGATGATATAAAAGAGATGTTTAAAGACTTTATTGAACCGCTTAACATTCCTTTACATAGAGTAGTTATAATGCCTGGAATGGATAGTCAAGATCAATATCATGAAAGAACACACTTCATCCTAGAGATGGCTAAAAAATACACATTAAGAGGAATGAGTAGATTACATATTTCAGCTTGGGATAAAACACTGAATGTTTAAATATTTATTATAAAATGATATCAATTACCAACAAAAAACAACTCCCACAAAACGGAACCCAAATATTATATTTTACATCTGAAGGGTGTAGTGCATGTAATATGCTTACCCCTAAATTATCTCGTTTAGTTGAAAATAAAGGATATGACAACTGGTATAGTGTAGATGTTAATAAACATGAATTATTAGGAGAACAGTTTAAAGTAGAGTTTATTCCAACAGTTATTGTCTTAAAAGATGGTAAAGAAGTAAGAAGAGCTACTGGCATCAAGAACATAGAATACATAGGTATTTAAGTGTACTTGGTAACCCAAAATAAAAGTTGTATATTTAAAAATAAAAGTTATATTAATGGAATTATTAAAAAAATCAAACGGTAATCATCCCCGTACTCAAGAAGAGGTAGAGCAGATGATAGACAATGCATCCAAGGCATATGGTGAATTCCTTACAGCAGTTGGGTTTGATTATAAAGCAGATAGACAAACAGTCGATACTCCAAAAAGGGTCGCAAAATCCTGGATAAAAGACCTAATTATAGGTTCAATTACTGATGAACCTAACATCACAGTATTTCCTAATGACGAAAATTATGATGGATTAGTAATCCAATCAGGTATCCCAATTGTTAGTATGTGTGCACATCACAATTTAGCATTCACTGGATTTGCTACTGTAGCATATATTCCTGCTGAAAATGTAATTGGACTAAGTAAATTAAATCGTATTGTAGAATGGTTTTCTCGTCGTCCACAAATGCAGGAATCATTAACCACCCAAATCCATAATTATGTTGCTGATAAAATGCAATGCCAATCAGTAGCAGTTAGTATTGCTTGTAAACATACTTGTTGTTCACATAGAGGTATTAAACATGGCTCTGTAATGACTACAAATAAATTCTCAGGTGTGTTTATAGAACCTAACAATATGGTTCGTGATGAATTCCTTCACGCCATTGAAGTAAATGGTGCTAAATTTTAATAATTAAATCTTATAGTATGATAACAACAATATACGCTCATAAAAACACAGAAAATGCCGTTATTCCAACGATAGCATATAATTCGACAAGTGCATGTTTTGATATAACTTGCACTGAAACAACAAGAATACCAGCAGGTAAATCCGCAGTAGTACCAAATGGATTGAATTTAACACTACCTCAAAACCAAAAGTTTTGGATGCAGATTCAATTACGTAGTTCTAAAGGATTTAAACATGAATTAATCCCACATTATGGAACTGTAGATCCGGGATATACCGGAGATTTAGGTGTAAAAATATATAATGTTGGAAATGTTGATGTTATTATTGAGGAAGGAGAAAGATATGCTCAAATAGCAGTAATTCCTATCCCAGAATATGAAATCGTTGAATTAAATGATGAAGAATTTAACGAATTAAAAAACACACAATCTAGAGGAGACAAA